ATTTCCGATTCATTCTTTAGTAGCTTTTGAAGCTCAGTTGTGGAACCAACAAAAAGATTATTTGTAGTGTTTTCAACTTTCTTAATCTCATCTTTCTTGTCAATATCTTTCTTTTTCTTATTCAGGTCCATAAGTCTATCATTTACATCAGAAATATTTTTTATCATTCCTGATAAGACTTCAAAAGCTCGAGGATGCTCACTTTCACGTGCAACCTCCATCATGAGTTCTAAACTCTGTTTTCCTTTTTCAACTAATTCATAATAAGTATCACGAGAATACTTGTAATCATTATCGATATTTTTTTCTTCAGGCGGAAAAAACTTTTCCATATCTTTTTTATCACTCATCTAAGTTCACAAACTCACGATTTTTAATATGCTGTTCTTGAATATCATCTTTAGATTGTCCTAGGTACATTACTGCATGGTGTTTGTCAATCATATAATTATTTATAGACTGATCAGCATAGTTCGTTGTTCTCCACAATTCACCTAGTATTCTTCCAAACTTACCAGTTTTATCTTTATGCGTCTTAAGTATAATACCACCTTCATCATCTAACATGCCTGTCAGAAATTTTTTAGCAGCTAATCCATATTTCTTTTCTTCTAAATCTCGAGTTCTTGATTCGGGCGTGTCTATACCAAATAATCTTATGCGTTCTTTGTGCATCCATACACCAAAACCTAAATCAATATCAACATCAACGGTATCACCATCGACTATCTTAACGATCTTTACTCTATATTCATACATTGTTAACTCGCACTATCCAAAATTGTTGTTGAAAATCCAAAGGTACTGTCATCGAGACCGATAACGTCAGATGGATTAGGAGTAACTACTATAGTTTCTAATCCTATATCTGAATCATTTAAACCAGCATTGATGTCAAATATCTTTGTTCTAGCATCACGTATGATACTATTGTCTGTGATTGGACCGTGATAACTTAGCTTCATCTCAAAGTCCAAACTGTAAATTATTGTTCTTCTCTGCTCCATTGCTCCTTCGAAATCATCAGAAAAACTTACACCATTAATTATTACTTGTATATCTTCTTTGAAATTCGGATACTCAGTTTGAAATGGCTTTATTGTAAGAGCGTACTGAGGATTAAAAGTTGGTAATATCTGCTCAACTATTTGCAACGCATCGTCCTGTGATTTAGCATATGCATTAAGTTGAAAGTTTATTGAATATGGAACAGGATTAAAAAACTTTTGTCTCTTTGTAACATCACCATCTGAAGATATTGTTGTAAAGTTACCAACTTTTGCCAATTGTCTTTGAGCATCATAAGCTATTGAAGTAATTTCAAATGACATTCTAGGCAACTTAATTGCAACTTGTGTATCTTCATTTAAATTAGGATTCTCTCTTATTCTTTCGAGATATTTTGCTTTTGGTGCATATGATAAAGGTACCTTTAATTGACTAATAACGGCGCCTGAAGAATTTTTACGAATAATATAAATGTTGTTAAAAAGCCTGCCGAACAGCGCTACCGCTTTTTTAGTTTTTGAATGATAGAAATGTGTACCGAACATTAGTTATTACTCACATCGCCGAATGGATTAGACTCGCTAAAATCAATAAAGTCTGCACCTGTTGAAAAATCTGTATTTTGTTCATTCTGAGATAATTGATTATCTTCAACTACAAGAGTTATAACGCCTGTAGCATTAGTAGTTAGTCCTGTTACAGTTGCGCTGTCTACAAACGTATGGTATTTACCATCATCTGCACCTGCATGAATTACATGAAGCTTATTATCTGAGTCAGAAAATTTAACAACCTCACCTCTCATTGTCGTGTCACCACTTGGAGATGTGATAGTTTCACCTACTTTAAATGAAGCAGCACTTAAATTGTTTAATGATAAAATATATTTGTACGCGTATGCACCTTCTAAATTATCTAGAACATCTACACCTGTATCCATTTGCTCGCCAGTGTATTCAAATAACTGACATCTTAATTTATATACCGGAAGATTGCTTAATTGATAAAAAGGTTGTTCGTGCTCAACATGCGATATCTGAAAGAAAGATTTACTTAAAGGTAAATATATCACATCACCTTCTGCAGGTCTTGAAACTGTAATTTCATTATCATATCTTTGTATAGTTTGTTCCCATCTTCTACGGGAAACAATAAAGGTAGCTTCATCTCTTATCTCTACACCGAATCGAGTAAACAAATCTCCTTCACCGTCGAAGCCTTCAGTGTTTTCGATATACATTTCAACTTTATAAGATGAGTTGAAGCTTGATACTGGATCATCACCTAGTATCTTATCTTCATTTACAATGTCTCTTGGTAAATAGTACACGTCTTGACCATAGGTCTTGAGTGCTTCAATGACTATATCTTCATAAAGCTTTTGCTCTGATCGTACTTTTTGACTGAAATAGAAGTTTGTAGCCATATCATCCTACGAAAAAGTCTGGTGGAAATTCGTGTTCTAATCTCAAGTTCTCTCTAAGAGTTGCGATCTCTCCAGTCGCATCATCATATATTTGTCTTCCGTTTAAAATGACTCCTCCGGGTAATTGCATGCCTTCAAACTTAATTAAGTTTTGACCCCACTGTTGTTTAATTAATGCAGTGGTATATTCTTTAATAAACATGTCATTGAATATTGAAGTATGATCAGTTTCACTTACTTCTGTATAAACTTCTGCGACTATATAATCGCCTTCTTTAATATCACCATCAGCAAAATCGCCGAAGATGTATAATCTATTTTGTCTTCTTGAAAATTGAACCTGTGGTGTACCGTTTAATTTCATATCTAATAACGATAAGTATTGCTGCATTTGTTCATAATAAGCTAAATCACCTGCAAAATTCATAAGATCTGCAATATCGTTTAACATCATTTGATACTTAATATCAAAAAAGTTTCTAGAATTATTAAATGAACTCGATAACGGAAACATTTTTGAAACAAAAATAATATTATCAGCTAATGTAATATATTCATTAGTAACATCAGTAGCTGTGACTTGATGTTTAAGATATGTTCTTACTGTGGCATCTGAATGAAACTCACGATAATATTGTAAAGCTTCGTCTACTCGGTCTTCCAATTGATCTTCATCAACATTAACTTCGATAACTGGTTCCCCGAGACGTCTTTTGCAATAGTCTATAAGAGTTGCACGTGATGTTGGAGTTGCCATTTTTTAAATCCTTTTATACTATTTATAATAATTTAAGATTCTGATGCTGTAAAAATATAAGCTGCACCTTTTCCACTTGCACTTGAGCTATATTGTCTAGCTCCAACTATTAATCTACCGTCTCCACCACTAATACCCACATCTTCACCAAATTCCCAATTACTAGCGACATCTGAAGCTGTAATATTTGCTTGTTGAGTCCAAGTTGCACCATCTCTTGTGAATACATATGCCTTTCCGCCAGTGCCTGCTGTTTTTGCACCTACTACTAAAATATCACCAGTGCTGTCTAGCCTACACTCCCATCCAAAAAAGTCACCATTAGCAGTATCAGAAGGTTGAATTACAGCTTGATTTGTCCAAGTCGAACCTGATCTTGTAAAAATAAACACCTTTCCTGCTTGAGTGGAACTGTTTCCATATGCACCAACTGCTATTGTATCTCCAGCTTGATTTATTGATAAACCACTATCATAAGCATATTGAGAGTTTGTGTGGCCAGATGGTTGTGTGAGCTTTGTTTGTTGGCTCCATGTAGACCCAGACCTAGTCCAAACATAGACTGCAAAATTGTTACCAGGTCGACCGCCAAACACTGCGTAATCACCAGAAATGTCTGCAGTTATACCATAGTTAGAGTTTATTGCTCCGTCTGAAGGTACTATTCTTTGCTGTTCTGACCACGTTGAACCTGATCTTGTGAATATATAAACAGCACCTTCTGCAGAATAACTTTCATCTTCGCTGTATGCACCTGCAATGAATTGATTGTTATTAGACTTATCTAATTTCATCGTTCTTTGTTTTCCAAACTGATCATCCTGATGAGCTTGAGACGGATCAACTTTTTGTTGTAAAGACCACGTTTCAGGTACACTATATTCA